GTCACAAGACTGGATACGTTCTCGGTTCTGTTTGCGTATATAGTATTAACTATGTACGCCAACTTGGTGAGTACTGTTATAAGTTAGGCTTAGCCTTTACTGATGAGCAGCTGTCACTTTCTACCGATAAGTACATTCAAACTCAGCTGGAAGTCGGCCAGTTCCTTTTTAATGACGATTGGGTTCAAACCCTTCGTCGTGCCGCTCTGAACTATTACAAGCCAATTTGCTCTGCTCAAATCGATGATGTCTTTACATCCTCTCGACCTCGTACCGGCCCTGGCTCCTTTTATGGATCCAGTGCGTTAACGCGTGAGACAGGCATTCCGTGGCACGTCTGGAAATTATATCCTGACAGTGTCACCGGCCTCTGTAACAGATCGCAGGTTCCTTTTTCTGGCTATTTTAAGCCATACCCGGGTTATACCCGTGCTAAGCCACAGAAGGGTCGCGTATTTGTATCTGGCGATGGCACTTTGTCCGTCGTCAACACGTATCACGATCCAACTTCAACTGAACACAAATCCAGGACCTTCGTAGACGAAGCCCGCATATGCGAGGTTAAATTCGTTAAAAAAGATTCTAGAGGGCCTCGAGTTATATCGAAGGAGCCTTATCATCAGTTGCGAGGTCAACTCGCATTCTTTGACTGGCTTTCTGCTAGTCTAACTGATGTCAGCGGTGGAACTATTAACTTTGTTGACCAGTCGATTAATAGACGACTGGCTCAAGTCGGGTCCTTGACTAAGAAGTATTCTACTTTGGACCTCAAGGATGCGAGTGATCGAGTCTCTTTCGCTTTAGCAAAAAAGGTGTTTAATGAAGCACCCGCTATTCGTTGGTTCTTGACCCATTCGCGCTCAACGCATTACCAATTAGGAAACCATGTTGCTCCACTTAATTCCGTGGCCGGCATGGGTTCTGGATTGACGTTTCCCTTACTCGCTTTTATCGTGCAATTATCCGTATGCTGCGCTATTGTTAAGCGCACCGGACTAAGTTACAACAAAGTTCGGAGTCAAGTATACGTATATGGTGACGACCTTGTCGTTCCCACTGTATGGTATCGGTACGCTGTCGAAGGGCTTGAGTTGTCTAATCTCAAGGTTAACAACGAAAAGTCATACCGGTTCTCTTCTTTTAGAGAGTCTTGCGGTGGCGATTATTTTGAGGGCAATGAATGCGCTCCTATACGCTTGAAACTATCTTTCTGTGAGCTACCTAAGCCACAGGATTGTAGAGACGAGCTGACTATCCGTCGTGACGACGCTAGTTTAGTGCTCGGGCTTGTTCGCCATGCCGAACTCCTAAGGAGGAGTGGTCTGAATAAGACTGCTTCGTATGTCGAACGTACGCTCTCTAGCGTGATCCCTATGCCCTATGTAGGAAGTGGTTCTCCTTTATTAGGTCGGTGGACCTGGGATTCAACCCAGATATACCGTCAAGGAGCCAGTGGCGACTTGTCGCATCCAGATGGTTACATATTCCATGTAGCCACTGTTCGACCTGTTAAAACCGATTCAAGTAAACAATGC